GAGTTCTCTTGGTGAGGAGACTCCTGAGGAGTCAAGCACTCCTGCTGCTAAGGCTGCTGATTTGATGTATCAAATGGCTGCTGAGGTTGCTGAGATTAAGGAAATGCTGTCAAACTTCGTGAAGAGCAAGACTATGGATTCAGCAGAGGACATCGGCAAGAGCGTCAAGGCACTTGACGAGCGGGTGTCGAAGGTTGAGAAGTCTGCGTCGCGTGGACCAGTTCGGACTGTTGTTAAGGCAGCTCCGGCGCTGGATGAAACTGCAATCAAGGCAGCTAAGGCTGCTGACTACCGCGCTAAGGCTGCTGCCATTAGCGATCCGGCTCTAGCTCAGGGTTACCTGCTGCTGGCGCATGAAGCAGAAAATTCCAACTAACTCTAAGGAAAATAATGTCTACTCTCCCTCCTGCGAGCGAGATGTTTGGCACGACCGACCCGCGTGATCTTGCGGCTAAGACTGAGGGCTTCAATGAGGCCATCAGCAAGTCCCTGAACGCTGGCGCTCGTGGCGACTTCAACCCCGCTATCAACCTCCCCGGCATGACCAAGGGCGTTGGTTCGGCAATGGCTTCTCTTGAGGCTGCTGCTAACGATCCGATCCTTGCCAAGGCCATCGGCGCTGACACCCTCGCCTCACTTCAGGCACAGGTTGCTGCAAGCCGCGAGATCGTCAAGGACATCACCATTGGTGACGGTTCAACCACCGGTTCCCCGATTGGCACCGGCCTTGTTCCGTTCGACCTTGAGGCACCGGCAAAGTATCTCGCCCCTCGCCCCACTCCGCTGCGTAACAAGTTGCCGCGCGAAAAGGGTCAGGGCACGAGCCGTCGCTTCAAGCGCATCACCGGTATCACCGGTTCGGGCACTGGCGGCGTGGGCGTGTTCCACCCCGGCATCTCGGAGACGACGCAGAACAACTTCGCCCCCTCGGGTGCGTCGAATGCTCTGTACCTGAACCGTGGCGCAAAGATCACCTACGCCGGTGACGACAAGGTTGTTCCGTATTTCGAGTTCGGTGTGTCGGACAGCGTTACCTTTGCCGCTCAGTATGCGGGTCAAGGTTTCCAAGACATTCGCGCTCTGTCGGCTCAGTCGCTGCTGTACAGCTCCATGCTTCTTGAGGAGCGCATGCTTCTCGTGGGCCGTGGAAAGAACACCTCGTACTTCTCGGGTGCGCTGTCTGCTCCGACAATCACGATCACGCTGCGCGCTCCTGCCGCTGGCGAGACCGCGATCACGGGTGCTAGCACCAACATTTACGTCAAGGCGACTTCGGATGCTGGCGACTTCGGCCAGTCCACCCTGTCGGCTGTTGCTTCGGTTGCGGCTTCTGCTGGCACTGTTGCTGACGTAAAGATCAGTTCCGCTGTTACCGGTGCCCTTGGGTACCGCGTGTACACGGCAACGGCTTCTGCCGCTCCTGCCGATTCGGCGCTGTTCTACGACGGTCGTACCGGTTCCCTGACCTACACGGTTCAGGGTTCGTTCCCGACGACCATTGCTGCCAGCACGGTTACCGCCGACACCTCTTCGTACGACAATGGCTACGACGGCATCATGCCGATCGTGACCGGCGCGAACAGCGGTTACACGAAGAATCTGAACAGCACGTTCAATGCAGTTAGCCCCGGCTCTGAGTTTCAGGCAGCGTTCGCGTCGCTGTACGACTCAGTTAAGGCTGATCCCGACGAGATTCTGTTCAACGGCACTGACCGTAAGAACCTGTCGGAGCTGCTGAAGAACTCTTCCAGCAACAACTACCGTCTGACCCTGACTCAGGATGAGATCGGTAACGCTGTTATGGGTTCTGTCATCACCGCAATCCAGAACGAGGTCACTGGCAAGGTTGTGCCGATGACCGTCCATCCGTGGATGCCGCAGGGCAACACGGCGATCCTGTCCTACTCGCTGCCGATCCCTGATTCACAGGTAAGCAACGTGTGGTCTGTGGTCAACGTTCAGGACTACATGGGAATCAACTGGCCGGTCATTGACTTCCAGTACCAGATTTCCTCCTACTGGCAGGGCACCTTCGTGTGCTACGCGCCCGCGTGGAACGGTTCTATCACAGGTATTGCCGCTTCCTAACCTGAGTGCCCGTGGGGGGCGTGCGAGCCCCGTCCCTTTATCGCCCTCCACGGGTCAGGTTTTTTTGAAAGGACGGTTACATGAAACGCATGATTGCTCCAAATGACACTATGCGAGAAGTCGAAATTCAGGGCGCTCGGTTTGGTGGTAAGACGACCTATCGTTGGTCAAAGGATGGAACGGTGCATGTGGAGTCGGCTGCTCATGCTAAGGCTTTGAAGGATGCGGGTTTTACTGAAGCTGGTGTGAGTTCTGCTAGTACTCGTGGCGGGTTTGTTTGTACTGTTTGCGGGTTCCATATGTGGTTTAACACGTGTTCTAGATGTGGTGGGGAAGGCGTAAGGAATGGCTAACGCGATCACAACAATGTCGCCGCTGTTTTCTACCCCGTATCTAACAATTGCGGAGTTTAAGCAGGCTCCTACGGCTGTCGATGTTGATGATCTTGTTGGTGGCGGAACTTCTGCTATTAATGATCAAGAATTAACTAACGTTGTTGCTAGGGCTTCTTCGTGGATTGACGCGCACTGTGGGCAAGTATTGTCCTCTACAACGGACACAGAGGCTCTTAGGGCGCGTTTTGACCGCATGGGGTTCCTGAAGGTTCACCCTAGATTTTCGCCTATCACAGAGCTTGTATCACTGTCGTATGGGCCGCTGCCTACGCTGTTGGCGTCTGTGGATATCTCGACGGTGTGGATTGAGCCAGAGACAATTATTTTTCCAATACAGGGTTTTTCTTCTGCTTTTAACGGACCACTTCAGTTCTCTGGTAATTATTCGGCTACGCAGGAACAGTTTGTTAGCGTCACATACGTTAATGGGTATGCGAATACGGTATTGACGGCCAGTGTAACTGCTTCTGTCTCATCCATACCAGTGTCCGATTTGGCCGGTTTCACCCCTTTGCACCAATTTATGGTGTATGACGGATCAAGTACAGAGCTCTTAACTGTTTCTTCATCCTTCGTGGCAACCTCAGGCGCCGGCAACCTACCGTTAACTAGCGCGACTAAATATGCGCATGCATCAGGTATTAGCGTTTCTGGGCTTCCGCCGGCAGTGAAGCAAGCTGCAATTTTTGTTACGTCAGCAATCTTGAAGGCTCGCGGTAACGCTGCTTTAGTTATGCAGACTTTAACTCCGTCAACAATCCAATCTGCTAATCCATCAGCAGCAGGCGATCTTATGTCTGCGTGGGATTTGTTGAAGCCTTATCGCAGGATTCGATAATGTCCAGAGCGACTATACGCGCTGCCGTTGCCGCTTTCTTTGCACCACCAGCCGTTACCGGGTTGAACACTGTTTACACCAGTTACCCCAAGCGCATCCCCGGCCCAGATTTCCGGTCAGGACAACCAGCAGGAACCAAGTCCGGTGCGGTCGGTGTTGTTCACATTATTAACGAGCGTGAAGACCGTATTGCTATTGGTGGCGCTACATCGGGCAAGAAATGGGTTCATTACACTGTTGAGCTTCAAGTGTTTTGCCACAGTATCGAGGTGCATGCTGAAGACGCGATGGCATTTTTCGATACTGTTATTGACGGGGTTAAAGATCATTTGCGGGCCGACCGCTGGCTGAATGATTACCCTATAATTTTTGAGGCAGGGGAACGCGCCTTGATCGGCCGTTACGGCGATCCTAAAGTTTTGAACGATGGCGCTTCAGAGATTTGGGGCAGTGTTGAGTTTGAAGTTTCGGAAGTGCTTACAACCTAGTTAGGATATGCAGTATGGCAAAGTTTTTGTGCGTTGAGAGCCGCGTATTTCCTACGCTTGCGCTGACACTTGATGCTGGTGCCGTGGTAGATTTGGCTGACGATGTCGATGTGGCGGGACTCGTACGTCAGTCTGATAACAGTAAGAAGACCGCTCCGGTGGTTGAAACCCCTGCCGTTGTTGAGGCGGCTCCCGCTGATGGAAAGGTGAGCGAGTAATGGCTCTGCCCCGCTCTAGGTCATATCTCGGTATCGCGAAGGAAGCTACTCGCTACACAGCGGGCTCGTCTCCCACAGCAGCTTCACCCACCGACTTCATTCCCTTCACCACGATCACCCCGTTCGACAATGTCAAGTACCTTGACGACAAGGGCATGCGTGGAAGCATGGTTGAGGAGTACGGGGTTATTCAGGGCAACATCTACAGCGAGTTTGATTTTGCTGGCGATGCATTCCCCGACACCATCGGCTACATGTACTCGGGCGTTCTCGGTGATGTCTCGACCAGTGGTTCTGCTGCCCCGTACACGCACACGATCTCGGTGCAGAACTCGCAGGCTTCTAACGGCCAGCCGACCACGTACACCATGTCGGACTACTACTCGCTTGGTTCTTCGAGCACACGCCAGTTCACTGGTATGCAGTTCGCGAGCATTGACACGAAGTTCTCGGCTGATGCTCTGATCACGTACACGACGAAGGCTATGGGTTTCCAGTCGCAGACGGCGACAAACCCGACCCCATCGTTCACCACGGTTCAGCCGCTGCCGGCGTGGACTGGCGCGGTGACGGTTGCTGGTTCTGCTACAGCAACTCTTGCTGAGGGTAACGTGAACATTGCCCGCCCGGTGACCCCGATCTTCACGGTTGACGGTAATCAGGCCCCGTACCAGCTTTTTGCCGGCCCGGTTGCTGTCAGCGGTTCAATGCTGCTGATCCTTGAGTCGGATGCATACTTGAACTACTACTTGCAGAATACGCAGCCGTCGCTGGCAGTGGACTTCACTACTGGTACAGGTGCGGGCGCGCAGGAGATCAAGTTCAACATGACGAAGTGTGCGTTCACTGTTGCAAAGATTGAGCGCGGCAAGGACTACATTGAACTGAACGTGAACTACAAGGCGATTGCTAACACGACTGATGCTGGTGTGTCTAGCGGTTACTCGCCTCTGAAGATCACGTTGAAGAACGCGAAGGCTAGCGGCACTTACGCCTAACATTAGAAAGGACGGGTAATGAACAAGGTTGATGTACCGGGTGGTTGGATTAGTCTTCGTGACCCTAAGCGGGTTAAGGAGCGGGATCGTCGCCCGATCATGGCGAAGGCTGCTTCACTGCGTGCTTCTATGACCGATGAGGCCAATCTTGACCTTATTGGCGCGTATGAGCTGAATGATCTTGTTGCGGTGGCGTT